AGATAAAACCATTAAAACTAAATCTGAACAGGCTGTAAATACCCCAGAATCAGTTTTATATTTAAAAAAGGAGTATGAAGGTAGTTTATTTATCAAATCGTGAAATTGGGACCATATATTTTTACTTGTACCTTTAAGTATACGAGAAAAGTTATATTTCTGTTGTATATTTATATACCCAAATTTATTTGGAAATAATTTAATCATTTCGTCCATTCTATTATATAACTTTTCTCGTTCCTCTTCACTTATATTAGGATTTATTTCAAATAAAACTACTGGTATATAATCTTGATAATTAATGGATTCCTTTTGCTCTAAAAACTTATAAGTGGGGTAATCTGAATTAACTCCTTTTTTACCATTACCTAATACATAATTTCTACCAACTACACCAGATTTAGATACAGTTTCATAATCTGATACTTGACTTGGGTCTACTACTTTATAAAATTTTTTGACTTCTATAACATCCTGACTTTTATAAAAATATATAACAGAAATATAACTTTTCTCGTATACTTAAAGGTACAAGTAAAAATATATGGTCCCAATTTCACGATTTGATAAATAATATACCAAATGGGCCATATTATATGGATGGTAGAGATGGTAAATTGGAGATTCATAATAGAAAGTACAATAGACCAATATCTAAAATATATACATATTATGGTGGTAATGGGGAATTATTACATTTTTCAGTAGAATCTAAGTTTATAAAGAAAACAGTATCTGTAACTAAAGGTTCAGAAGTATCACCAGAAGATAAAACCATTAAAACTAAATCTGAACAGGCTGTAAATACCCCAGAATCAGTTTTATATTTAAAAAAGGAGTATGAAGGTAGTTTATTTATCAAATCGTGAAATTGGGACCATATATTTTTACTTGTACCTTTAAGTATACGAGAAAAGTTATATTTCTGTTGTATATTTATATACCCAAATTTATTTGGAAATAATTTAATCATTTCGTCCATTCTATTATATAACTTTTCTCGTTCCTCTTCACTTATATTAGGATTTATTTCAAATAAAACTACTGGTATATAATCTTGATAATTAATGGATTCCTTTTGCTCTAAAAACTTATAAGTGGGGTAATCTGAATTAACTCCTTTTTTACCATTACCTAATACATAATTTCTACCAACTACACCAGATTTAGATACAGTTTCATAATCTGATACTTGACTTGGGTCTACTACTTTATAAAATTTTTTGACTTCTATAACATCCTGACTTTTATAAAAATATATAACAGAAATATAACTTTTCTCGTATACTTAAAGGTACAAGTAAAAATATATGGTCCCAATTTCACGATTTGATAAATAATATACCAAATGGGCCATATTATATGGATGGTAGAGATGGTAAATTGGAGATTCATAATAGAAAGTACAATAGACCAATATCTAAAATATATACATATTATGGTGGTAATGGGGAATTATTACATTTTTCAGTAGAATCTAAGTTTATAAAGAAAACAGTATCTGTAACTAAAGGTTCAGAAGTATCACCAGAAGATAAAACCATTAAAACTAAATCTGAACAGGCTGTAAATACCCCAGAATCAGTTTTATATTTAAAAAAGGAGTATGAAGGTAGTTTATTTATCAAATCGTGAAATTGGGACCATATATTTTTACTTGTACCTTTAAGTATACGAGAAAAGTTATATTTCTGTTGTATATTTATATACCCAAATTTATTTGGAAATAATTTAATCATTTCGTCCATTCTATTATATAACTTTTCTCGTTCCTCTTCACTTATATTAGGATTTATTTCAAATAAAACTACTGGTATATAATCTTGATAATTAATGGATTCCTTTTGCTCTAAAAACTTATAAGTGGGGTAATCTGAATTAACTCCTTTTTTACCATTACCTAATACATAATTTCTACCAACTACACCAGATTTAGATACAGTTTCATAATCTGATACTTGACTTGGGTCTACTACTTTATAAAATTTTTTGACTTCTATAACATCCTGACTTTTATAAAAATATATAACAGAAATATAACTTTTCTCGTATACTTAAAGGTACAAGTAAAAATATATGGTCCCAATTTCACGATTTGATAAATAATATACCAAATGGGCCATATTATATGGATGGTAGAGATGGTAAATTGGAGATTCATAATAGAAAGTACAATAGACCAATATCTAAAATATATACATATTATGGTGGTAATGGGGAATTATTACATTTTTCAGTAGAATCTAAGTTTATAAAGAAAACAGTATCTGTAACTAAAGGTTCAGAAGTATCACCAGAAGATAAAACCATTAAAACTAAATCTGAACAGGCTGTAAATACCCCAGAATCAGTTTTATATTTAAAAAAGGAGTATGAAGGTAGTTTATTTATCAAATCGTGAAATTGGGACCATATATTTTTACTTGTACCTTTAAGTATACGAGAAAAGTTATATTTCTGTTGTATATTTATATACCCAAATTTATTTGGAAATAATTTAATCATTTCGTCCATTCTATTATATAACTTTTCTCGTTCCTCTTCACTTATATTAGGATTTATTTCAAATAAAACTACTGGTATATAATCTTGATAATTAATGGATTCCTTTTGCTCTAAAAACTTATAAGTGGGGTAATCTGAATTAACTCCTTTTTTACCATTACCTAATACATAATTTCTACCAACTACACCAGATTTAGATACAGTTTCATAATCTGATACTTGACTTGGGTCTACTACTTTATAAAATTTTTTGACTTCTATAACATCCTGACTTTTATAAAAATATATAACAGAAATATAACTTTTCTCGTATACTTAAAGGTACAAGTAAAAATATATGGTCCCAATTTCACGATTTGATAAATAATATACCAAATGGGCCATATTATATGGATGGTAGAGATGGTAAATTGGAGATTCATAATAGAAAGTACAATAGACCAATATCTAAAATATATACATATTATGGTGGTAATGGGGAATTATTACATTTTTCAGTAGAATCTAAGTTTATAAAGAAAACAGTATCTGTAACTAAAGGTTCAGAAGTATCACCAGAAGATAAAACCATTAAAACTAAATCTGAACAGGCTGTAAATACCCCAGAATCAGTTTTATATTTAAAAAAGGAGTATGAAGGTAGTTTATTTATCAAATCGTGAAATTGGGACCATATATTTTTACTTGTACCTTTAAGTATACGAGAAAAGTTATATTTCTGTTGTATATTTATATACCCAAATTTATTTGGAAATAATTTAATCATTTCGTCCATTCTATTATATAACTTTTCTCGTTCCTCTTCACTTATATTAGGATTTATTTCAAATAAAACTACTGGTATATAATCTTGATAATTAATGGATTCCTTTTGCTCTAAAAACTTATAAGTGGGGTAATCTGAATTAACTCCTTTTTTACCATTACCTAATACATAATTTCTACCAACTACACCAGATTTAGATACAGTTTCATAATCTGATACTTGACTTGGGTCTACTACTTTATAAAATTTTTTGACTTCTATAACATCCTGACTTTTATAATCATTTATGGTAAAACTTTGGTCATTTGGTAAACCAGATACTAAACATTTAACATATTCAGAGAATAAATAACCCTCAGAATTATTTTTATAGTAATTTGATGGTGTATTTTTTAACATTATGGAAGAATCAGCTATATCTAAATCTATCTCTACACCATTACTAGTAAATTCAACTTTTACTCCTATTATGATAACTTTTCTTACTGGTCCACAAAAAATGGAGGATTCTGATAATACCCAACCCCATTGTAACCTTAACCCCATTTGATAACCAAGAGCTGATAATGATATTAAATCTGGGTTATTACATATAATATGGATATTACCATTATCTTCTCGTTCCTCATCATATACATAGGTAAATGATGTAATTAGGTCTCCAATTGGTAAACCACTAACTGGGTCTATAATTGGGTTACCCTTACTATCAAATACAGATATATATGGAGTACCAGTACCATTTAATAAAATATTTTCACTATCTTCCATGATAATCTAAATTGATGGTATATAAATTTCCATACCCTCTTCTAATTCAGTAAATGGATTAAATATACTGTTAATATCAGCTATATAAACCCAATAACCAGAATCACCATAATATTGAAAAGCTATACTTTGTATAGTTTCCCCTTCTTTTACTGTATGTACTACAGTATTTTTTACTCTTTTATTTGAATTCCTCTCTAATATAATATCACCATTATCAAATAATATGGCTACTGAATCAGAATATGGATTAAAATCTGCCATAATTAAAAGGGTTTTAATTCTGTTGGAATAGTAATTTTTGGTATATTATTAAAAGTAGGTATATTACCAGATATTGGTATTGGTATACCCATAATTTCATCTGAATTTACTTTTTGTAGTTTTTCTGGTGAACATATATCAGCATGAGTAAGGTTTTTATTAGTTACCCTTTTAAATACTAATGTTTGAGTTGCTAAACTTGGTAATAATCCAAGATTTATTGATTTATTTATACTATTTATAAAATCACCCTTAACATTATAGAAATTACTATTATACCTATCTTGAAAATTATTTAATTTATAGCTTGCAGAATAAAGAATAAATAAATCATTATCAAATATACCAGAAGAACCCCAAGAAATTTTTAAAGTTGGGGGTGATTGTCTATACCCATTTGCTTTGGACCAAGATTCTAACAACCTACATTTAGTTAAAATATCCTCCCTATTATTTGGGTCACTAGAATACCATGATACATCAAATGATATTGTATCTTCACCACCAGTATAAACCATAAATGGGTTATTTCTACCCATGGATTTTACTGCTACCCAACTTGTTTGGGTATCTACTGATATTTCATTTGGTCTATTCTGAATAACAATAGATACTGGGGGACTTATATTATCATTTATTATAATGATATTATTTTTGGGTATTAGGGATTTTCTAAAAAAATCCCTTGCACTTTGTTCTAATTGGGTAGATAATATACCTCGATTGGATTTACTATTATTGACTTTTAATTGTGTATTTACTAGTGAATTTTTATCTGGGGTAGTTAATCTTCTTAACCTAGTTTCCCCATTTTTACTAGTAGATGAAGTTGGCCTAGCTGTTTGTAAACCTATACCAAAGGTATCTTTTACATCCCTTATAACCCCACCAAGTTCATATTCTAGAAAATTTATCTTTGGGAGCTTAGGGTTTGCCCTATTAATAAGTAATGTAGCTCTAAGAGCTTTGTTATCTAATGGGCCTAAACCATTATTTGTAATACCAGCAATAGCATTATTTATTTTGGCAGATAATTTATTTCTTGCTGAATCAATTATATTGTGTACTAAACTAGCCATAAATCAATTAATTTACCCAACTTTTATACCATTTGTTTGATTTGAATCATCATTCAAATCCACAATTTTTCTAGTAATTTCCTTACCATTCAAATCTTCTAACCTAAGGGTTAAAGTTTGATTACTTGATTTTTTATTGAATTTTTCTATAGATTCTCTCAACAATCTTACTTCACCAGCTAAATCCAAACTTTTACCAGATGCCAACCTTTCTTGTTCTGTAGCATATCTACCAGCTAGAGTATTTACAGAATAGGTATTTTTCTTTACTTCTTCAGTATTCCCCTTTATGGCATTAGCAACCATTTTAATTAATGGCCATATTATGGTAAGACCAAGACTAACTAAACTTAATACACCAAATAACTTTGAACCAAGACCTAATAATTTTCCCCAAGTAGATTGGGTACCAGTTGTTGTAGCACCAACTCCAGTTCCAAAAAATCCACTAACAACTTGTTTACCAGTAGATTGGGTACCAGTTGTTGTAGCACCAACTCCAGTTCCAAAAAATCCACTAACAACTTGTTTACCAGTACCATGGGTTTCTGTATATCTAATAGCATCCCTTTCTTTCATAAAAGTTCCTTTACCTAACCCAGTAACTGATTGGTCATGAGACCTCCATCTCTTAGTTCTTTGGTCATATACTACACCACCAACTGGAGTCCCAAGATGTTTAGCCATAGAAGCATAATATGGTAACCCATAAGTAGTTTGAGCATTTAATAACCCTTGTAATCTCATATAATTCTGTAAATCAAGGGTAGCTCCTTGCCAACCACCTCTGATTAACCTGAACATATTAGTAAATCCAATCTGGGTATCACTCCTTAATAACCTCCATTTGGTAATTAGTTGAAGTACCTTGGTTCCAACTAATCCAATAAATGTGGATAATACAAATACTTGGGAAGCAAAAGCCCCAACTGGGGTGGTTACAAATTCCCTTACTGCTTCTATAATTTGGGATATGGTATTTAATATTGGCATTAACGCTGGACCAATTTGTTCTGTAAATGCCACCTTTAAATTCTCCCATGCAGATGATACCTTATCTATAGAACCAGCTAGAGTATTCATTCTTTTATCAACAATAGATTTTGCAAATCCTGCTGAATTATTCTGGATTTGGTCTAATAGATTCCTATATCCTTCTAGGTCATTCATAATAGCATTTGCTGCTCTTTGACCTCTTACACCAAATATAGCACCAATAGCTTTACCTCTATCAATTGATGGTAAATTTTCAACCCCTTTGCTTATTTTTTCCATGATGTCACCAAAGTCTATAAGGTCTCCTTGGGCATCCACAAAATCCTGTTGAGATAATCCCATTCTTTGTAAGAATGAATAGGCATCGGTTTTTGGGTTAAAGGCTTTTATAAGGTATCTTGCCATGTTACCTAATGAAGTACCAGCCATTGAACCTTGTATACCAGCATTACCAAGAGTACCAATCATTGCAGCTACTTCTGGAAGTTCCTTCTTTAACATAACCATATCAGCTGCAGAATATTTAATGGATTCTGCTAAATCTGTCATGGATATATTTGCAGAAAGTGTTGCTTTGGTTAACTGGTCTCCAACTAATTCTGAAGCACCATCACCTACAATTTTAAAGGTCTTCATAACATTGGTAATTAAGTCTGCAGCTCCACCTTTACCACCAAGTTCCATACCAGTAGCATTGGCTACATAAGCTGCACCCTTAATCATATCATTAACCTGTTCAACTGTATTACCAGCCATTGCTAGATATTTCATACCAGAAGCAATATCTTGGGAACCAAACATGGTTTCAAGACCCAAGGATTGAGCAGTTTCCGATAGCATTTGTAATTGCTCTCTGGTAGAACCAGTAATAGCTGATACAGTGGTCATGGTATCAATAAATTCAGCACCTTGTAATACTGTATTAGTTATTCCAGTAGCAACATTTAAAAAACCATTATATACATTACCAAGAATACTATCTGCAGTTTGAAGATTTGCTGTTACTGCTTCCTTAGCTTCATTATGAAGTCTTCTAATTGCAGCAGAAGCATCTTTAGCTTGATTGGAGAATCTATCTTGAAGTACTAGAGCAATACCTATTTCCAAGGAATTACCTCTTAGACTTCCACTGGTGACATAAGCCATAATATTGGGGGTTATTTTTTATTTAGAGAACCAAAATAATCAGACGCCAATTTTAATAATTTTAATCGACGTCTGATTGGTAAATATAATAATTCAGTAAAACTGATTCTTATTTTTGCTTGATGTAGGTAAAAGAAATCTCTCTCTAAATCTCCCCCGGATAGAAAAAATCCTTGATAGCCATGATATTAATATCAGCTGACATACCATTATGGGGATTCATTAGAGTACAAACCCCTGAGAATTCAGGGTCTATAGCTTTTACATTAGTTCTTATCTCTCTCATATCCTTCATTGAGAATAAATGGAAAGAAGATACTTTTTCCCATTTTCCATCTACTAATAGGCACAAATTCCTTGCTACTAGAGCTTTATTTTGGGTTCTTTGTTCTAATGGTAAATTAACTAAATAAGATTCACTAGCTCCAGTTAATAAATCAAATTTAACCTCTTTACCAGATGATAATGAAAAAGCTATATCTTTAGTTTTATCTTTTAAAGGATATGGTTTTATAGCATTTGGTTTACTAGCCAAAGTATCATCATCAATTTCCTTTGAATAATCAAATAGGTATTCATCCAATGGTTGGCAATAAGTACTTTTTCCACCCCCATCAGGACCCCAATCATATTCAAACTCTAGGTCTTCCCCATTAGATAAAATCCTGGATTTTATTAGGATTGCATATCTATCTAATGATGGCATCATATGAGCTTGTTCTACTGTTAATTTTCTATTTGCTGTAGAGTTGGTATCAATTACTATACCAGCTATAAATCTTGAAATATTTATTAATGTTGAAGCTTCTGATGGGTTTGATAAAATATCATCATCTGCTCCATTTTGTTCCCTAATGGTATATTCATATCCAGAGGGTGCTGTAAATGTTACATTGTAACCTGTTAATTCTTCTTTTTCCATGTTGTGTTGAGTTTAAATGGTTATAAAAAAACAAAGGGAGAACCCAATAATATATGAGCCCTCCCTTTTTCATAAAAGCAATATTATAATTTATCACAAGTACCTACTGAGAACTCTATTTCTTCAATTGAATTATCAGAACTCATACGGTCTAATTCTTGCCCATTTACTCTAGTGGGCCATACTTCAGTTAATACCCATTTATTTAGAACTGATACTCCATCTTCTGCTAATTCTTTTACAATTACGGTTTGCCAATATTGGCTAGGAGTTAAACCACCACCATTAATCATATCCTGAACTGAGAATAACCAATCCCAGAACCAGGTATCAGAACCAGAAGTAGTTTCAAGTTTCTGAGCAGTCATGGTACCTACTGAAATTCTACCACCGGTTTTAACTGAACGGTTTACATCCCCATGTTCTACTTCTTCTATTGTAATCTCAGGTAAAGTTACAGTCTGAAAAAGATAAGCATTTATTGGATGTGAAGGAAATTCTATGGACCATAAAAATTTCTTTCTTGGATTTTTTACTTGAGCTGGCATAATCTTATATCTTTAATAAATTTACTCTGCTGATATGTTTACATCTTTTGATACAGAATCAATTACAATATCCATGGTTACTTCTTGCAAGGGAACAATCTCTTTATATTTCAATATAATATGATATTTTCCCTGTCTTACATCAGCTTCATTATTTACTACCAAATCATCATATGATTGAGCATCTTGGTCACCCATCCAGGTATATTCGGTAATAGCAGTACCAATTAAGTCATCAAGAATTTTCTTGGCTTCATAATAGATACTTTGCCAAGTAGACCAAGTATTGGGTTCTTCCAAATAACTTTCAAGAATAGGTTTTAGATTCTTTTTTAGATAAAGATTCAATCTTACAATTGAAAGGAATTTTTCTGAATCTGATTTGGGATTAGAAGTAAACCCATGCCAAAGCATAGTTCTTTTTCCTTGGGTTCTAGTATCTTTTATTACAAAAAGATTGCAATACCATTCTGCTAATTTTTGGAGTTCTTCTATTTTACCAGGTCCACCCAAATTTTCAGTTACGGGACCCAATGCAGAAGCAATTACCCCCCTATTCATACCAGAGAATGAATACCAAGGACCATATTGAGAAGCAGAAGCATCACCCAAACCAATTGCTGAACCAAGAAGGTCACAGTTTTGTAAAGCCCCATTTGCATCATAATATTTAATACCACCAGCAAAATATGCAATATTTTTAGCATACCCAATCTGTGGTACTAAAGTTTCTAATTGATTTATGATACCATCAGGAGTTTGTACTTTTCCTTCTGAATCATATTTGGGAACCTCTACATATAATACAGTTTCAAAATTTGCAACTACATCTTTTGCAATTTCTACATAGGCAGATTTCCAACCATTGGGGTCTGGGTCTACTCCAGGTCCGGAGGATTTAGCTTTTACCATATCATTTTGATGAATATGGGAAGCTATTAATTGGTAGCCATCTGAATAACCCTTTAAAGCTTCATAAGCTTCAACCCAAGTAGCAGCACTTGATTTACCACCATTATCACCTTCATTTATAATTACAAGAGGAGATGAAGCAGTACTTATTGCTGTATTATCAAATAATACTGAACCTTGCCAATTAGAATAACTAGCAAGAGTAGAAACTACTCCATTAATACCTTGAGCTTTAAGTTTATTATTAAACTCATCATCAAATGATGCTGTTGATTCATCTGAAGCTAAAACCAATTCTATATTGGGTGTATTGTTAATAAAATCCTGTAAAACCTGAGATTCTACAAATATACTTGAAGAACCAGCTTTTGAACCAGAGAAGAATTGGTTAGTGGATATAATATCTTCTGCAGCTATTTGCATTTGATAATCATGTTCACCCTCTGGGTCATTATCAATGGTTGTATAAGCTTTAAACTGCTGGAAATAAATTTTTTTAGTAGGTCCTTCTTGGGCATAAAATCTACCATAAAAATTTCTATTTAACCCATAACCAGTATCATCAAGAATTGGGCTACCCGCTTCTTTAGTATTGATATTTAATATCATGATATAGCATCATCACTATTTGGGTCTTCCAATTTGATTGTTATTTTGGTTTGTGAACCCGTTGAACCTTCACCTGTTGTAGAACTGAAGGTATAGGTTTTAGCTTGTCCTTTTGCTACAGTAGTTTCTGCACCAGCTACTCTTGATACCCTAATCTTTGAACCTATTACAAAGGCTTTCATAATATTAGAAATAGAACCATCAGGAACTATTTCTTCCCCATACACCCTTTGGAATTGGGTATAGGTTGAAAAAACCTCATCTGGTTGATTAAAAGGACCCTTAGTAGTACGAGCCATTACATGGGATACCCCTAATAACGGTACAGATTGCTGTACATTGTTGTTTTGAAAGTTGAATTCAACTCTAGGTGTATTAGGCATACTTTTTATATTTTGGGATTAATAATTTGTTTATTTTGAAACTTCTATTAGGTTATATCCATAATTTTCTAATAGAAGTGTTATATCTGTAATAGGTACAAGGTCTGCTTTTTCTGTAATTTCATTTATTACACAATCTTGAATAACAAATTGGTAAACTTTCTCTAATAACCCAAAATCTAAATTAGGAATATCAAAGAAGTTTACCAATTCCAGAAATATATTACCAGAAAATAAAAATTCATCTACATTATAAGGTTTTAAATAACCCCTTTGTGGGATACTATAAAACATTACCTGATGTAATAATCTTAGGTCTTCTTGATTATTAGCTATTAGATGTATATCTATAAATTGGTCTATGGTTTCGTATGGTTCTTCCGTTGCTGTAAATCCTATTCCTTCCTCTTTTTGTATAAGTAACTTAGGTAAACCAATTCCACCAGGATAGAAACCCCTTGCATTAACTACTATCCTTGGAGTAAGTTTCTTATCCTTGGATTGGTTATTCCCAGTACCAAATACCCAAATATATTTATTTAATTTATCCATGTCTTCTTTAAACCTTTTTTGGTTTTCAATACTTATGGGTAAATAATTATTTGGGTCTAGTGAATATCCAAGTTTTATAGAAGCATTAAGCAAGGCTTGATATATTGACCTTTCTATGATTTCTTGTGAATTTATCATATTTATTACCTCCATCTAACTTGGTTGGCTCTTATACCAAAACCATATAATTGTTTTCTGATATTTTTTATAATCATTGACCTTAGTCTATCTTTTCCACCAACTGCATTTATTGCAGGATTCCATAATGGTCTTGGTGGTATAGTTCCTGATGATTTACCTCCACCTCTTCCACCAGTTCCATATTCAAGAATTCTTGCTAATTCTCCAAGAGTTATACCACCTGATGATGACCTTCCTTTTGACCTTGGTAATCCAACAAGTGTTTTATCCTTGTATTTGAATAATCCTATTGCCCTATAATAAGTACCAGTAAGGTAATAAATTGGGTGTTCCCCATATTTCTTTGTAGTGATAGGACTATGAGGTTCCCAATTTATACCTGTACCTTTTGGAGGAGTTCCAGTAGCTATGGAAAATAATACAATCTTTAATAAATCCTTTGAAAATTTATTTACTGCTGTATCATACCCTTTTTTAATACTGGGTCCAAGATTATCAACTAATTCTATGGCTTTATGCCAATCACCATATAACTTTATTTCTATTGGAAGGTTACCAATTGAAGGTATTGATAAATGTGGTATTTTTTTAGCCATAGAAGAGTTTTACTTTTAATGTTTATATAGAAACCTAGCAACTAAATACCCAGCTACTAGAGAACAGGTTGACCATAATATAAGTAATAATGATTCCCATATTGGAAGATACTTCCAAAGGAATGCAACTACTATAAACATGGCTATTAAATAGATAATTAACCAAAAGTATGGTGATTTAATCCACTTTTTCATAAGTTATAATATATTTTGATTATAAACTCTCCATTACTTCTTTGTTAGGATTAGGTAATAATACAGTACCAATAATGATTAAGTCAAAACCACTCATACCATTACCATTTTCACTTTTTACTAGACTTACTTGATATCTTACCCAACAATTATTTAAACTTGAAACCATCATTTCTATTTCGGTAAGATTACCATGTATACCACTTATTTTATTGGGAGTACTCCATTCAACTATACCACCCACTCCATTACTTTTTGGAATATATATTACTGAATCCTGGAGCGAACCCAGGTTCGCTCCCCAATTAGTAATATTAAGTATTATGGTTTTAATTGATGAATTATTTATAAAAGTTACATTATTACCAGTTAATGTAACACTAGCAATGGTATTACTAATTAGGTTATAACTTGATAAAGCTTTATAATTATTGGATAATGAAAATATTGATGAACGATTATTTGATGCTTGTTTTAAAGCAGATTCTGCATCACTCATAGCTTCAACTGCTTTATTATTAGCATTATTAGCTAATTCATAAGCTGCAAGAGCATCATTTTTATTCTGTGTAATTCTTTTATCTAATTCAGTATACCAATTAGTTTCACTACCAAGATTAGCAATACCCATTAGAGTTACACAATTGGCTGCTGATACCTGGATTCTTTCAGTACCAACTGGGGTTACTTGGTTAAATGTTGATATGTCTTTAAATTCTGGCATAATATTTTATTTTTTATGGTTAATATTTATAGGAAGCTTTATTATCATCATATATACTCACATTACTATCAAATGTGGCTACTACACTATTATCTGTTTGTTGTAATACTTGTAAATAAGCTATTGGTTGATTGTTATCTACTTTTTCTGATATTCCTTTAAATCCAATAACTTTTACTCTTTGAATACCTTGGGTATTTTTATCTGAAGTAACCAAGACTTGGTCATTTTCCTGTATTTTAGAAAAATCAAGATAGAAATATTGGTTAGTACCATCTCCCCATGGTATTGATATTTTTAATTCCATAATATTAGGATTGTTTTACATATTGGGAAGAAGTATTTGAATATAAGGATTTTTTGTTATCAAATGTGGCTACTACTCTTGTATTGTCAACCTGTTGTGTAACAAGTAAGGAAAATTTTACTTGTAAATCTGGGTCTATATTTGGTGAATTAGTTTGGATTGTAATTATTAAATCCCTTGGTTGATTTCCAAAATTAAAATCCGAGGTTATGTTTATGGTTTGGGATTTTTCATTAGGATTATAATTAACATATACCTTATCCCCAGTACCATCATTCCATGGTATTTCTGCAATAATATTGGAACTTGCTTTTGCTTTCTTTGACATAATCCTTATTAGGAAAAAATCCAGGTGGGTTTTGAATTCCACCTGGATTGTTGATTAATCTTTTTAAGAAACTGTGAATGTAGTATTGGTAGTAACTTGTACTTGTACTTCTGAACCATCTTGAGGTACATCGATAGAAGTAGGAGATACTTCCAAAGTCGGATCACCAGCAGTTTGATTAAGAGTAAGAGTAGCTGATACACTGGAACCACCAGCTCCTTCTACTGTAATCTGTTGGGTTCTTGCATCTACTGTCTCATTTTCAACAGCATTTAAAGTTAAAGTGAAGGTATACTGAGCAGTTGCTCCAGGGTCACCATCAATAGCAACACCATTTACAGTATTAGAACCATTTGCCTGATATTCAATTGAAGAAATATCTTCTGTGATTATATCACCTGCACCCTTTTTAAAGGTAAGTTTTTGAGAGTTTGATTTACCAGTAATAGTAACTACTCCACCAGCTTTACCAACTGCAGGTGAACTATTATCAAAACTTACAAACTCCTCTTTGGGTAATAGATTTGCAGTAAATTTCTTGGGTTCTGAAACTCCAGGAGCTGTTACTGTAAATTCTGCTGATTGTTTAACACGGTTACCACTATTGGGTGTTTGTGCTTTTACTTTTAAAGTAGTATCCCCACTACCTGTACTAGGATTTACTACTATACCTTTTTTGGTTACTTCTGCCATTTTTTTTATTTATTCCACAGAAAAAGTTGTATTTGTGTACACTTGATTAGTATCTTGAAAATTGTTTTGTTCAGATAAAAATACACTTAGTTTCTCAAGAGAAAGTCTTGGTTCTGAATCATCATTGGTCCAAACCACTAAACCATTAAAAACAGCTTTTCTTATTTCCCTTCCATTAAAAACAATTCTTTGGATTTTTCTGTTATTAAATGAGCTTATTGGTGTTGCCATAATCTAATTCCCTACCTGAACTACAAATTTATTGGTAGTGATAATATTACCACTATCTAAATACACTAAATCAAATTGGATTTCATAGAGACCATCATTATCAAACAAAAGGTTTATTGGGATACTCAATATAGAATTTGGTTCTATGGTAAACCCAGTTGAACCACTACTGATATAAGAAGTATTTGTTCCAACTTTATTAAAATCTGAATCCTGTATAATTAAGTTCCCAGATTCTTTGGAATTATTTCTTAATAATATCCTAACCCTTTTATAGGTATTATCTGTGGGGTTTTCTAGAATTAAATTTAATATTCCAGAGTTATTCTTAATAAATTTATTCTTTATCTCTGCATTACTAAATCTTGGGATTTTTTTTTCTGCTGAAGAACGTAATACCACAGATGATACTGGTTCATATTCAAAATATAGAACATTATCTTCTTTTATAGGTGCACTATCAGTTACTACTATGGATTTTACCATATCAGAAGTAACTGAATTCTTTGGTATGGAACTTGATGATGATTGGTTCCCTCCTACTCCTATAATTAATTGTCCTGACATTTTTTTTACTTAATACCCATACTGTAAAGAATTTTCAGGGGCATCTTGGATTTCCGAAATTATTTCTGGGTTCCAACCAGGATATATCTTTGTGGTAATGAATTCCCCACTTCCTGCTGGTTTAACTGATAAGCTTATTGCTTCATCAGTTATATTTTTAATAAGGAAAACCTCCTTAGGTGAACCAAGCTTAAAGTTACCACTTGGTATATTACCTATTACACTTACCTGTAAACTTAGGGTAATGGATTTTCTACCTTGATTTTTCATTATTTGAATCTTTATTGGGGGTACCTTTATTTATGGGTATACCCAGAATTTTAATTAATATTCCTATCCCCATTATTGTTATATTTTTCTTGTAATTTTAATGCTTCTTGTTCTGGTAATTCCATATATAAATCCAGATTGTAGTCATCGGGAATAAATAATTCCTTTGCTACTATTACCCCATTTATAAAATCTTTGTTTACAAATAGGAATCCTTCTTTTGATACTAAGTGTTTCATACTATCTATTTACTACCCAATTTTTATCCGTGGCTATCTTTATATCTTCTTCTGTTAACTCTTGTGCACCAGTGGAATCTACTAAACTCATTGTCCTTGTAGGTTGACCAGTAAAATCTGGTAATTGATTAAATATATCCACCAATGCCTCTCTACTTATTACACAATTAATAATTGTCAGCACATTATTATATGAATTATTCCATACAAATTGAGACTCTTTACTAAACTTTATACCATTAAAAACTGAATCACCTATACCAAAACTGAGTAACCTACAATTTGGTATATTAAATACAAAGTCTGGAATAGTTAGCCATTGTATTTGGTTTATATATGTACCCCTTTCTGATAAACTCCCAAAATCTTCTGGGATAAAAAGTTCTTGTAAAGAATACATAAAATTTAAAAAATAACCAGCATTATAAATATAGGGCATAGAGGGGGGGTAAATGAGTTTTCTTAACCTTCTACAATTATTTAGGTTATCATATACTGAATCCCCTAGAAATGGTTCTTGTGGAAATATAATCTCCTCTACTTGAAAAGAATAATACCCCAACTGTGGCATTGAACCAGCGTATGGTTTTGGGTAATCACTTTTTCTTATAAACTTATATTTTGAAAAGTCACAAATATTCCAATCACCTTTTAAGGACCTACAAGTAAATGTAATTGGAAATAGACTTCCCTCCACTATATTCATTTTAGGGATTTTAAGCAGCCCATATAGCCAATCATTTATCGTGAAAATATCTGTGCTTTCAATGTGGTCTTCTGGGAAATACTCAATAGTTACTGGTTCATCTAATAAAAACCCTCTAAAATTTGGAAAACATGGGCCATCAATTGAGATAAAGCTATATAGGTATTTTCCTTTTATCTTTATACCAAGAAGATTTAACCCAGATGAATATAACCTTACTAATGATTGTAGTTTTAAACTGTACCTTTTTTCAGTAAGTATTTTATCCCCTATTGAGAGAAAAGTTAGAGAATTATTAACTAACCTTATCCCTTCATAATAAGTTGAGGTAAAAGAGTAAATACTGTATGAAAAAATATCTCTTTTGTCAAGATTTTCTGATATAGTGGTTCTAACTACCCAAAATTTTCTCCCCAGTGAATCTATACCAGTTTCTTTATAATCTTTTAAAAATATAACATCAGTATATGAATTTAATCTTGATGGGGTTACAAGTTCTTCACCAATATAATGCCTTAATCCAGAATTATCAGTAGAATATCCAATAACTAATATAGTAGGCATATTAGGATATTCCGTTATTATAGCATTTATGAATTTATCCTCTACATTATATACATATTCCCTCCATGCAGGGTCTATGGCTTGTTCTACTTCATTTGGTTCTTGAACAATAGCTGGAACTAATACCTCTTCTTCTATTATTGGTACATCTGGAACTAATACCTCTTCTTCTATAATAACATTCATGATACAATTTCTATATTGGTATATTCAGTTTTATCTCCATAATCCCAAATCCCATCATTAAAATCAGAATCTGGGGTATTGAATGCTCTAGTTACCCTTAATATCCCACATTGAAAGGTATTTGAATTTACAATCACTATAATATGATTATCTTCAATCTTATGGTTTACTCTTGTAGTACCATCATAACTAGCAACTAACTGGTTATCCTTTGCATCTTTATAAGTAAATTTAAACTGGATATCTTTTGGGTCAATCAATACTCTTTTGGTCTCCCCATTTTCTTCCTGTTTTGCATATAAACCTACTTTAATTTTAAAATCTGCCCAGTATGGTTGTGGTTGTATTTGATTTTCCATATCAAATTATTTCATAAACTTTTCTACCATTTGTATTCCTTATTATGGATTGTTTTCCAGAACTTATTATGGTAGTATCTCATACATAAGATGTAAAATATCTTCATTCTCTTGTGGGTCTTCTCTATCTAATATGATAAAGAATAAAAGAGCTTCATCTGATGCTTGTGCAACTTGGGTATCTCCGGATGGTTTATATACTTTCCCATTTAATATAAACCTATCTTCGGACCAATTAAAATCCCAATACCCATATTTGTTTAATAAATTGTTTTCCCTTAAAAGGTTAGCAGAAATATATAAAACCAAATTACCATTATCTAGTTCACCAGAAATGGAATTTCTTCCAGATGATGCCCAGGTTTTAATAAAATTATATTGGAATAACCCCTCTAATTGATAAGGTACATATTTAACTCCAACATCTTCACCAAAAGCTAATGGTTGGTTTATTTTTCTTAACCATAGAAATGGTTGTTTACCAGCATCTACATCTATGAAGTTATTTATTATGGATTTATATTTATCCCAATCTTTTTGGGACATTCTGCTAATTTTTGGCATATTACCTTAATACTTCTAATGGGTCTGGACCATCCAATAATCTTGGTTTCCTTCTGTTTACCACTCTTGGTACTACAACCCTAGTTTGGTTTTCACAGATTGGTAGATATATATCTAACCTTCCTGCTAGCATACATAAATTTTGTTTCAGTATATCTATGAAACCACCAGGTTGGGTTGCTTTGGTTATGTTTGATATAAAATCTTTTTCAGATTCTGTATCATTAAAATATTCTACTTCTGTTGGTCCAGTTACAATCTTTTTTATTGAACCTCCAGATGCAGAGGATGTATCTGATGAGGAACCAGAACTTTGGGAAGAATATTCCCCCCCACATTCTGAACCTTGTGAATTATCTTTTATAATGGTTTGAGAAGTAGCATTGATTACATTTTGAATGTTTAATATCATATAATCATAAGCAGCCAATTCCATTATTAATTGATTTTCTAGAGCTTCATAATAAAGTTCATTATTAAAATCTTCTACTGGAATTTCATGATTTACTAGTGGCTGAATATATAATTGCCATTTCTCAATAAATTGTTGTTTAACACTTGATGGTACCTTTCCAAATATTGAATAAGGTATATAAGTATTAATCAACACATATATACTGTTTGATAAATGGGTTTTTACTTTATCAGATATCAAAACAGTTTTTGTTACCTTTTCTACTGGTCTATTATTGGAATCAACAATTGACATTGAAACCCTATAAAAACCCATTTTCTGATATTCATGTGTAGGGTTCAATTCAGTTGAAGTTTCCCCATCACCAAAGTCCCAGGAGTAGGTATACTCATCTGGGACTTCATATGATAGGTTTATAAAATTTGATTTTAACCCTACAGTGTTGAATATAAAATCAACTACCATAGTTTATTTTTTTTAATCTTCTGAAGGTTCTTCGTCTTCTTCCATTAAAGCTTCAACAATAGATAGTTTAGTATCTTCATCTGTTACTTCAATATCAAAAGAAGCTGCCATTGTTTTTAGGGTTTCCAAATTGAAAGCTTTGGCAATTTTTTCACTGGTCATACCAGATTCTACCATTTCTTTGAATTTTTCAATAGCTTTCTTATTATCAACCTTTACATCTTTTTTAATCTCTTTTTCAATGTTTTCATTGGTAATTACCAAATGACCACCATTGATAGCAGAACGGATTCTTTTTGAATTGTATTGTTGGGGCGTTAACTCTTTTATTTCACCCTTTTTAATGGTAATACCAGTGGACTGGTCATGGAATATATAAGCTTTTGAACCTACCTTTACTTTTGTACCCATAATTGATTTGATTTAATAAATTAATAATATGATACCTGGTACCCATGTATATTTATGGAATACCAGGTATCTTTTATAAATGAAAAGAGTTTACTGCTCAATGTTTACAGTGATATAGGGGTCAATATTCATCCATTCAGGGAACCCATTTGTACTAAATTCCTTAGTAGAATCAATCAATATTGAAGCATCTCTGTACATCTTAGAGAAACCAGTAGTAATTGTAGCATATACAGCTTCAGTTTGATTAGATACAATCTTTTCAGATTCAATCATCAATTGACGAGCTGTAAGTTTAATTAATGCAGAACGGGGGTCTACCAATAATACATTATTTTCAGGTACCCCAGGATGAATATAGAAATCAGAGCTGCTGGGAACAGGAGTTTTCAAATTCATTGTGGATTGGGGTTGACCATACATTCTGATTTTGAATTCAGGAAGGTCAAGAATATCAATTGCTGCTGATTCATCACCAATCAAAGTACGGAATACCCGACCAAGACGAGAACCACGAACCCAAGTTCTAAGAAGGTCTTTATAGGTAATACCTTCTGCAGTGGTATTTACTCCAATTACTGGGGCAGATTCAGAACCATCAGCTTGATTACCATTAATCAATACATCCATAGCCAAAGTATCAAGGGCATAACCCAATTGAATACCAAAGTCACGAATGAAAATTGCCATTACATCAAGTGATACATAATTCTTAACCTCTTCGGTAATTTTAAAACCTTTACCAATTTTGAAAAGTCTTACTGATTTTTGACCAAAGCTTACATCTCCAAGGGGGATAGTTTCAGCTTCATTAACTCTTGCAGGTGCAGCATCTGAAGGGTTAATCATAGGCATGATTGCTTGAAGCCCATTGATTGCTTGGTCAGAAGAAATAATATTGGGATAGAAAGGAGCTTCCTTAATACCCAAATAAATGGCATCACGGATAATTTCAGGAACAATCCAACGGATATTTGGGTCAGGCATTGTAAAGATATTCTGCATTGTATCTTTTTTGGGATTAATGCCAATCTTATCATAATAATCCTGAATTGACAACCCATAACGGTTTGTTACCAATTCACTAAGTGAAATATCAACAGGTCTTTGATTTTGGTGACCAGCACGGGTAGCATCCAAAAGTTGTACAATTGACCTCAACTCTTTGGTGAAGTCCTGTGCTTTCATTTTAGTTACGTCTTCCATATTACTTTTTAATATTTTTTATCGAACCATTACTGCAATTAAATCATTGATAGCTGCTGCAGTATTTAAATTAACAAATTTGGGATTAGCTTTTGTTGTTGAAGCTCCTTCATCATCTAACATATATGTTACATATATGCTATCTTCATCAAGTTTATTGGGAAGTACAGCACCACATGTAAGCATTTCTTCTCCAGCTACTCCATATACAATAGCAAATGCTTCTACCATTACTGTTACTTCAGGAATTTTTTCCCCAACAGGATAAGCAGGGTATTGAGTATCAGTAACAGCAATACCCAAATAAATACCAGTACCAAAATAAGCTTGAATAGTACCATCAGTGTTCAACTGTACTGGTTGACCTTGAAGTATAACCTCATCTTTTTTTACAGGAAATGCCTGATGTAATTTATGAGATTCACTTTTATAAATTACTGTTTGTTTGGTTTTACTCCCAACAGCAGTCATTGCTTCGGGATTTACATAGGGCATCATAATCTTCTTATATTATTTTAATTTAGAATCAGCTATATTTTTGATAGTAGAATTTAAATCCTCAGAATTTTTAGTTTCTTCTGTAGATTCATCATCTTTTGTTACTGAGGAAGCTCTGCTTACATTTTTAGAACCACATTCTTTACAAACAAGAGGGAATTTTTCTTCTAATTGTAAATCATAGGTTTTGGTAAGTGATATAAGAGTCTCAATACTTGTAGTATTGGATTCCAATAAAGAGATAATATTTTCATCTACTTTATCTTCACCAACAAGCTTTTTATAGGAAGAAATTGCATTATTTCTTACCTCAGTTAAATGGTTAGTACCAATAGTTACCATCAATTTATTTGATTCAATGGTTTCTTTTAAGGTATTTATTTCACCATTTAATTTATTAATATTATCCTCAGCATTTGTTTTAGCTTCAGATAAACTAGAATTCTCAGATACAATTGTTCTAATCTGAGAGAGAACCATTTCTTGACTAATGGTTGCCCCCTCTTGTAGAGTTAACATACCATCACCAAATAATGATTCTAGAAATTTTTCTAATTCATTCATTATAGGTTTATCTTTTGGGTTAGTATTATTATTTTCATTAATAAATTTACTGGTATTGTACATTATATCAACTTCATGGGCCCCTTTGAATTCAAAGAAAGAAAGTTTCTTTGGAAGGTCTTCTTTCTTTATGGGAGCTTCCGAAAATGAATAATAAACAGAACCAGCATAAGCTGGATTGTTTATTTTATTATCTTTTATTAATTGAGCAAATGGGTCAGCTCCATGTGATACCAAAGAAGTTTCCTTATAAGATATAATTCTTGTAGCAATTCTACGAACCATAGTACCATCTTCAGCTATGGTACCTAATTTATCATAAAATTCCCATTCTTTTTCAAATCTATGTGATGGTTTCCATTCGAATTGAACAGTTACTGAATTGGAATGTATAGAAGGAGGGTCCATATTTATACCTCTTGCAATTCTTGGGTTTGATTTACCATCTATTTTTAGTACCCCATTTATTCCAGCAGGTATAGTTACTCCATCAACTGTATATGATTCTTGCCATAAAACTGATTTAACGGAACCAATAGCATTGGCTACATCAGTTTCATGGTCACAATTTACTGTTTGACCAACTAAAAGATTCATAGAATTTTTAAGAACATTCTTGGGAAATTCAGTTGGCATATAATTCTTTGAAACTATACAAGCTGAAAGTAACCTGAACATTGGTTCTATAAACTCTTCATCATTGGGATGTAAATCTTCTGGGTCTACATCTTGATAAAAAGTATTATAATTAGCCCCTGAACCAAATAAACCAAATTGGTCTATTGAATCCTTATTAGGTTTAGCTTCACTAAAAAACCTATTAGAAATTTCTTCATGATGGTTAGGTACATGGGACATTAATATACTATGTCCATTTCCAAGTACCATGGTATCAACATAATTTGGCATAATATTTATTATTTATCGTTTTCTTGTATCTTGGTCAGCCCTTTTAGGATTTGGATTATTTTTATCCCTTGTTTTTCTATCCGAGGTATCTTTATCTGCCTCCCTTTTTTGTTTCTTTGCATTATCACCTGGTGATGATACTTGGTTGGATTCTTCTGGTTTAATTCTTGGTTCTTTTTGGTCGGGTTTATCATAACCCATTTCCCAAGCAAATTTTTCTTGCCCAATTATTCCTTGATTATATAGAGAGGTTAAATTTCTAATTTTATATTCTAACCCTTGTTGAACTTTTACTTCATCAGATATTGTGGTAGTTCCAAATGTAACTTTAATACCCTTATTTGGAAGACCAGCTAGACGTAATTCTAGAGAATAAATAAATTCTAATACAAAAGAAGTAAGGGTTTGTAAATTTTTTAACTGGGAGATAATCTTTGATAATAAAATACCAGCACCACCCTCAGTAGTATTTGAAGTAACTCCAATTAAATTACCACTAACCCCTAAACCATTTGCAACTGATTGTTGATTCATGGTCCAAGGTTTATCTAGATTTTGTAAGTTTTGGGTAGTTGAATTTAATTTGAATTCATGGTCTTCAATGAACCCAGTTACTATACCATCTTTCATACCATTCATTAGGTTCACTTTTAGTTGTTTTAATAAACCAATTAACCTATCCTGATATTTTTCTATACTTTCTGATGGTAATCTTTGGGGTTTTTGCATTTTAGCTTCCAAGAAACCAACCATACCCATTACTTCCATTATATTCTTAAAATTGACTCTCATTTCATGTTGACCCTTTAATGAATCTAATGCAGCCATAAAAGGTGGTACCCCATAAGGTTCATCAGTATCATTATACATACCAACATATAAATAAGTTTCAGTATTAAGTTTTATATAATCTGGTTTTTGATTTTGGGGGGAATATGGATTTTTTTGATATGGGTGGTATACCCCATTACCCATTCTCCTGAATATAATTGATTCTGGGTTTACAAATACTATGGTTGATATCCCATTTAGTTTATTATCTGGTACTGCTTCAATGGATATTGCACCACCTATTAAACATTGTACCATAAATTTATTTACTAAACCATCAATACCAGCAGTATAATTAGTCCACCTCTTACTTGCTTGTTTTAAATGTGAACTCATTTTTTCTGCTTCTTCTGGGGTATTATTTGGGAATGATATAGTATGACCAGTATTAGATAACTTAAACATATCTTGTAAAGCTATACTAACATCTGGATTAACTTTATATAAATCTCTTATAAGTGGGATTATTTCAGTCCTAAAACTTGGTAATACCAAGTCCTTAACTCCCATTACACTTATTAGATTATTAAATGATGGTTCATTAGGAACTGATACTCTACCAGGGGGTATTGATGAATCATCTTTTCTATCTTGGTTTACCAATTGTTGTGGTACTGGTTTTTTTCTAAACCATGCAAATAAATTCATAGATTTTTATTATTGGGGTAATACATATCCATTGTATTGATTTGACTTCCTTATATGGTTGGTTATAGCTTTACCAAATATATCATCATCTGAATAAGTTTGGTCATCCATATCTATATCAGAAGCTGAACTAGATGAGGTTCTATGTTTACCTCTTGCAACTGGTCTTCCTGTTGCATCATATATAAAGGTATAGGCTTCTTGTATAAAGAATGGGTCCTTTATGATTATATTTTCTTTTCTAATATCCTCTTCCAGACCCTCTATTATAACTGTTCTATTTTTAGTGGTTGTTAACCAACCAGGAATTTTTTCTTCTTCTGGTCTACTTTTACCCTTCTTTTTAAGAATTTTAGTATAGTAATAAAGATTTGGATAACCTTCAGCTTGAAGCATTGCAGTAACAGCTGCCCCTATATCATTTGTTTCTGGTGCTAGAAGTGCATTATTAAATTTCATTCCAGTATCACCAAGTAACTTTGCATATCTATCTAGAGGTAACCTTCCTTTGTATATAACCTGTTCTTCACCAAATTTATCCATACATGTGAAAGAAGAGTAGTCAGTTGCTCTACCAGTTGAACAGTCTGCACCAATGAAATATTCCTTATCTGGGTCTACTTCATTGAATTCTCTATATTGACCACCCATTTTTGTTAATATTGGAGGATATTCAGATAACATTTCTTCAATACCTTTGATATCAGACATATCAAATACTGTATTACCTGAGGATAAAAAGTCACCATCTATTTCTTGGGCAGTTCTTCTTGGTCCAAGTGCAGATGCCATTTCTTGGTACCATTTATCATCTCTATCTGGGTGCATTTGCCAATATAATCTAATTGGATTCATTGGATTACCACCAGATATAGCATCTACCCAACTTGAATGATAAAATCCACCAACTCCTAATGGAGTAGAATTAATGATTGCTGAACCACCAGTAGAAAGAGTAGGGAAAGCTGCTGCCCAAATTTGGTTAGCCCATCTTACTGCAGCAGCTTCATCTATAACAAGTAAAGATAGAGATTCTGAACGACCAGCTTGTTCAGAAGTAGGAATTGATTCTATAATTGAACCATTTGAGAATTCCATGGTAGTTGTACTACCAAATTCTCCTACCCTACCATTTATGATTGGTGTTTGAAGGTACCAAGGTAAATTCTTATACATGAACTTAATTTTCTTAAGTACCTTCTTTGCTATAGTATCCTTGATTGATATGATGTTTATTTTTTGTTTGGGTGATACATAGCTAACCATAAACAGTACATAGCAATCAATTCTGTAATTCCAGCTTGTCTGAATTTTAGGATTATATTGAACCTATGTTTTAGGAATTGATAAAGAACTGATTTTTGGTATGGGTATAAATTAAATTTTACCATACCCAGTACTGGGTTAACTACCCAAACAAAGGTAGAAAATAAAAATACATCTTTTGATACTCTAGATAAAATTCTTAGCTGTTCCTGGTTTAAGCTTTTATCTTCTTTTAATATCCTTGCCATAGTTAGAATTGATAACTTAATTTGAAGTATAAATCTGTTCCAGGATTTGTTTTAATCCTTGGGTAATAAAATAAGTTCAACCCAAGTTCATAATTAAATTTACTGGTATTGTATTTTAAACCTAAATTCAAATCCCATAAATTGTTGAATGGTCTCCATTGAAGTTCAGTTAATGGTGAAAATCTTTTTATGAAGGATTTTCTTTTTTGAGTCATATTATCCTCAAAGTAATTGTATGAATATTTATCAGTATCAATTGAATAAACCTTTTCAAAGAGCTTTCCATCTGTGTTTAATAATCCAAGTTTTAAATCAGTATCAGTTAGAAGAAATTGAATTAGCTTACTTGAATTTGGGAATTGAGAAAGAAACTGAGGTGATACTGAAATAAAACTTGAATCAGGATATAATAGTTTTATTGTATCATTATGGTAAATGATATTTAAAATTTCTATCGTATCCAAAGTATGAACATAAATAACTTCTGGTTCTTTTGGTTCATCAAATGGTTCCTCTGGAACAAAAGGCTTATCAATATAAACTGTATCTGGTTTTTGATTGTTTGGTTTTGAATCAGATTTATGTTTCAATGAACCAAGGTAATAACCAATCAAAAAACATAAAACAATTGGGATTAGGATTTTCAAAATTGACCATAGGATTTTCATAACATAAAATTTTTGGGA